CACCCATAAAATTGACACCACAAAAGCAAATAATCTTATTTTTTGCATTCTGGGCATCCTTAGCTAGCTTGAAGGAATCTCCAACCTTGTCAGCTATGTCCTGAACCTCACTATTAGCATAAAAATGAGCTAGGATCAAGACGTCCTTCTCCTCTTTCAAGCGTAAAATTTTCTCTTTTAAAATTTCAATTTCCCTTTCCATATATCCTCCTCAACATATAAGACTTGTTTGGTTTGTAGATATCTATATGTATATATACCAACATATAGATAATACTATACATAACTTAAAATGTGAATAGAACAGGGTGAAAAATCTTCCGAGTCCCCAAATCACATACGAAAAAGGCCACTGTATTCATTTTTCATATCAAATGAATACAGTGGCTTTTTTACTTGGACCGAATTTCGAACCAGGCCCTCCTTTGGTTTTTAGACTTTTGTTACGCTCATAAGCACACAAGCTTACTATAGCATTTATAGATGTCACTTTAAAGCTTTTTAACCTATTTTTTTCCAGTAGATCCTACCCCACCTAACCTCTCTTCTGACTTGGGTTGATCATCATCACTTACTAGGTATTTTATAAATATTCCTTGTATTACCCTCTCTCCAGCCTTTATAATAACATCTTCATCAGTCAGATTTCTAAGCATAAAACCTATATTTCCATCATTGTCTGGGTTAGAATAATAATCTGAATCTATAATTCCTGTAATATTAGCCAATACAAGACCCCTCTTCATGCCTATAGAACTCCTTACGTGAGTTGTCAAAACCTCATCTGGTCCCATATAAGCCTTTATATCTGTAAAAATCACGCCAGACTGTCCTCTTGCTGGTATAAGAATATCCACTGGTGTACATATATCATAGCCAGCTGACCTCAATGTTCCCCTTTGAGGGATATTAATTTTACAATCCGGATACTTTCTGTGCTTATCTGAAACTAGTTCAAAACCTCTCATATACCTACCTCTTATTTCAATTATTATATTTACATAAATCTAGCTGGACACTAAATTTATCCAGCTAGATGACTTAATATTTTTATTAATTATCTTTTAGAGCTTGCGCCATTTCTCTAGCCATAGACCTAAGTCCTTCATCATCTTCCTCTTTCAATGTACCCTTAGCTTCAACGACTGTTGGAAGAACTTCAAAATTACCACCATCAGAAGCGAATTTTGCCAACTCTTTTACGGTGCCTCCGCTCCATCCATATGATCCAAATATACCTAAAACATGGTTTGATAACTTATTCATCCTTAGTGTATATAATAACTGGTAAGATATACTTACCATCAAACGGATATTTATTATAAATTTCTCTTGCTATTTTTGATAGTTCCTTCTGTTCGTCTGTTAAAGGCACTCCCTTAAAGATACCATTATCACCACAACGCACCTTGTTCTTTTGATTGTTTGTCAAATATACATCTTGAGGAACAATCAAAATATCTGCCTTCACATCGCCTGCAATACGATGAATGATTTTTTCAATTGGCTCCTGATAGAGTTTTTCTGTTGTTTCTATAATAACATGGCACACGCCGTGTCCAATTAACACTTCAACTGCAATCTTAGGATTTTTATTTTCCTTATATGCTAAATCTACAATAGCTCCAGCAATTTTATCTGCTATTTTATCAGGATGCATTGGATTTACTTTTTCTGTCATTTTCTACCTTCCTCCTCTCAGTAATCTTTCCATAGGATCATTACTTTCTTCTTCAAAAATTTCTGTATAATTTTGTTTTACAATATCATAAATCTCATACCAAATTAGGTTCGCTGTTTTTTGAAACTGACTAGACATCTGTATAAATGGAGAGGCAATCACACCTTCGGTGGTTGGATGTTTCCCAAGCATTCCGTACCTACTGATTGCTTCTTCACACTGAATATATCTTGCGAATGCTTGTGAATAAGATTCAATAAGTCTTTTATTTACAAGTTTTTCGCATTTTCTTTCCTTTAGCCACTGCCATGTTTCTTTATATATGCGGTCTGCTCCAAGCGGGATCCCACTCTTTTGCTTAGCAGATAGATACTCACTTGGTTTGGGCATATCCATGCCTTCAAGTTCTACCCCTTCCGGTAAATCTACAGATTCCAGTTCTGCATAGTATTCATCTGGTATATCATTTGCTAGTATTTTTACCATTTCGCCAGCTTGTATTTTTTCAGCTACCGGCTTTGGCTTATCTCCAGCTCTGGCCCTTCTTCCTCCTCTATATGTTCCATCTTTAGCTAAATTATCACTCCTTAAATTTTTACTTTCTTTAATACCCTGTTTGAACCTCTCTTTTTGTGCGTGAGACCCCACGCCCGTTCCCCAAGGGATAGATTCGTAGAGATTTTACTCCCCCTACCTTTTATAAAATTGACAATCTAAAGAAATAACGGTATAATATCTTTAGATTGAAGGAGGTGTTATTATGCCAAACATTAAATCAAGTACAGATTTACGGAATAATTACAATGAAATCTCTTCGTTTTGTCATGAAACAGGCGAACCTATCTTTGTTACCAAAAATGGTCGTGGAGACCTTGCTGTTATGAGCATTGATTTATTCAATAAAGTCATGGGAAGATATGAGCTATATCAACTTCTAGAGCAAAGTGAATCTGATTTCACAAACGGTCGTACCCTAACTTTTGATGACTCCATGAAAAGTTTAAGAGAAGGACTAAAAAATGGAACACTATAAGATACTTGTTTCCGAGACCTATCACAGAGACCTAAAAGGTATAATTCATTATATTTCCCACAATTTTGATGTACCATTTACTGCATCTGACTTACTTGACGAGATAGAATCTACTGTTTCTAATCTATCTACCATGCCTCATCGCTATGGATTGGTGGATGATGCCTATCTACGCCATAAAGAGTTTAGAAAATGTCTTGTTAAGAATTACACCATTTTCTATAAAGTGCATGAAGAAAGTAAAACTGTAATGGTTCATCGAATTCTTCATGCAAGACAAAATTGGATTGATATCCTGTAAAATAGCCATTCCACTCGGAGGGGCTATTTTTTATTCCATCTATCACCACGACTTGCATGGATTCTTGCATGGCACGATTTGCATAAAGAAATCAAATTACTTTTATTATGATTTCCACCTTCTGATAAAGGTTTGATGTGATGTACTTCTTCTACAGGTACTAAAATTTTCTTCTTAAAACACTCCTCACAAAATGGATGCTCCTTAACATAAGCATCTCTTACTCTTTTCCACACTCGTCCATACCTACGAGATGTAGCAGAATTCCTGTCGTACTTCTCGTAGCATTTGTTCTCCTCTTTTTGATGCTTTTCACAAAACCTACCATCAGTTAAGTTCGGACACCCCGGATAAGAACATGGACGCTTTGGTTTTCTTGGCAAGCCTTCCACCTCCTTTTGTGGTATAATATAAAAAAATTATAACTTGGTGGTGATTTTATAAAAAAAATAAATTTTATAGCCAACTTCCTATGGGCTTTAGGCATCATTTTTTTTATTCCTTTATTAAGTGGTATGATATTTTCGAATAGTATCATTGTTGAATTTATAAACAGTATTTTTATTAACTATAATTTGTTTTTTAAAGTTACTATTATAACAATACTCTCATATTTCTTTTTACTATTATCTTTCATAATAAAACTGTATCTCTTAAAACAAAATTACTTTAAGGATACTAAAATACCAATCAAAATATTTAAGATACTGTGTTTGGTTTCAACAGGTATTGTTATATTATTTTCAGCACTCTCTCTACTATTTATCAACATAGATTTTGCGAATATTCAAAGATAAAAGGATAACCATGTAAAACACGGTTATCCTTTTGAGGTTAATTAGGATTTGCTATAAAATCAGCAAAACTCGTAGCTAAAGCTATTGCTTGTTCTTTTGTTGGCAAGTCCTCAGCTCCAGATGCCTTCAACAACTTCTTTTTTCCAAAATCAAAATTTTCAAATTTCCATACATCTATGCCATCAGCTAACTTAATAAATGCATTAATTACATTTTGCTTTGAAGAATCAAATCTTTCTTTGTAAAACATTTTTATTCTTTTGTTTTTATTATGTTTGTACACACTCGATAAAGTATCAGATAAATTAATAACACTCCCTCCCTTTTATTAATTCTGGTTGCATTTGTTTAACATTCGTTATACAATTATACTAACAGGAGGTGTATAATCATGGCTAAGAGTGCAAATATTAATATTCGTATCGAACCGGAAGTAAAACAGGATGCAGAGAATCTTTTTGGTAGCTTCGGTATTTCTGTTACTGATGCCATTAACATTTTTTTACGTACATCTATTATGGAAGGTGGTTTTCCGTTCATTGTCAAACAACCAAGATACAACACCGAAACCGAAGCTGCTATACAAGAAGCACGTGACATAATGTCTGGCAAAATTCAAACAAAAACTTATCACTCCACACAAGAACTTTTTGAAGTTCTAAATGTGGAGGATTAAATCTAATGCTGAAACTCCAAATATCAACCAAGTTCCATAAGGATTACAAACGAATTAAAAAACGTGGCTACAACCTTTCTTTACTCCAAGAGGTTCTTGACAAACTATGTTTTCAAGAAACGCTTGAATCTAAATATAGGGATCACGCACTTAGTGGTTCTTACAAAGGTTTTAGAGAATGTCATATTCAACCAGATTGGCTTTTGATTTATGCAGTAAAGGATGATAAACTTATCCTTGTAGCTTCTAGAACAGGAACTCATGCTGATTTGTTCGATATGTAAAATGACTAAGTTTGGCAATATCAACGCCAACATAGATCATGAGGTTGTACCTCCCTTCCTAAAGTCTGATACCGTGATATCCACCAATCTGTATCATCGTAGACTTTGTGTGAGATAAGTACACGAGGGTAAAACCCTATG